GGCTTCTACCTGGGGATCTTCCACGACGATGACCTGAACCGGATTGACATCGACCCGGTAGCCGTAGTGGACACCCCCGAGGAAGTCGAGGCGATCGGTGCGTACACCAGAGCCATCGGGGGCGCATACCATTTCAGGACAGGCGACGGTTACTGGCCACCTCACGTAGCGGAAGGAGCGGCGATGGCGACACCGGATACCGTCCACTTCGCCGGTCCCGGCCAGTGGCGCTCCCAGGCTGAGGCGGTCCAGGCTCCCGAGCCCGAGGATGACGAGGGGGAGGACGAGCCGCCTACTATCAGCGGGCAGATCTTCCAGTTCGCTCCCCACTTCAACCCGGACGAGCTGCGCGACCGCCGGGGCCGGTGGACCAGGGGCCAGCGCGAGCAACTGAACCTCCACAAGCTGATCCGCGCGGCGGCTGACCCGTTTGTCGGCGCTCCGATGGCGAATGAGCCTGCGCTGAAGGCTGCGGTCGCCAGGGTGGCTACCCCGGCGGCCGAGTTCGTGCCCAAGGCGATCGGCGGCAGTCACGAAGAGTGGAACGGCAAGGTCAAGCTATTCCTGTACAGCGAGCAGAAGGAAGTCCTGGCCGAGATGGAGTGGGACGGCACGATGAGTGTCGCCTCCAACGTGGCCCAGGCGCTCCAGGACGACATGTCTTTGCCCGGTGACGTGAAGCAGCCCGATGCGTTCGAGGTGATCCTGCATGAGACGTTCCACGGCGCGGTCCCGGAGGGCTCCGCTGCCGACAACAAGAAGGCGTACCAGGTCTTCGCCATCTCCCAGATCGAGGAAGGCTTCACCGAGCTGGGCGCGACCCATCACGCGGCCGAGTTCTTCGACCAGATAGGCATCGGGGACCGGCCGACGCCGCGATTCCCAGGGCATACCGTGCACGAGATGGCCGTGACCATTGACAACCCGGAGGAAATTGCCAACGGCAACGGCTGGAAGCACTACCCGACCCAGACCAAGGACGCCCAGGACTGGGTGCAGCAGATCGCCAGGGAGGAAGGCATCCAGGATCTCGGCAACAAGGCCGGTCATGCGCGGATAGTCGAGCTGACGGATGAGGTCAACCGCCAGGGGGCGGCTGGCAAGCTCGGGATCATGTCCCAGCAGCTCGCCTACGCCATGACCAAGGACCCGAAGCTGCGCGCTGACAATACGTTCATGGACGACCTGACGATGAAGATCGCGGATGCCATCCTCCACCAGTGGAACACCGGCAATCCCGAGGGCGCGGCCAAGCAGGCGTTCGGCGCGGCCAGGGCCGTGGCAATACAGAAGGTGGCCGACAAGCAGCGCGAGATGGCTGAGAGGGCAGCATGACGCCACGCGGACAGCAGGCACTGAGCATTGCCCAGTGGGCCTGGGAGGACCCGGCGGGCCGGGTGCAGACCGCTATCCAGCAGGTGCGCGGCCTGGCCAGCACCGCGACCGGTGATGAGCTGACCGAGATCCAGGATGCGGGCACGATGCTTCACAGGCTGGCGGGGACGCTGGATACTGGGCCTGTGAACGGCGAGGACACGATCCTTCAGCAGCTCGCGGGAGACACTCTCGTCAGCCAGCTTGTCGAGCTGGCCAGTGACGCCTGGATGCACGAGCGGCGGGGTCCGGGCGGCAAGTGGATTGGCGGCGGCAGTCCCGGCTCTCGGGCCGGGTACAGGCCGCCGCAGGAGCCGGTGACATCCCGGTCCCGCCAGGCCAGGATCAAGCGGATGCAGGAAGCGCAGATGCGCAGGATCGCCCGCGAGGAAGCGCAGAAGGCTGCCCAGGCTGAGGCTGCGAAGATCCCGGCAGCCATCGCGGCGAAGATCCCGGCTGACATCGCACCCGAGAACAAGGCGGCTGAGGTCGCGTTCCAGGTATCCGGCAAGGTGCAGCCGACCAGGCGCGAGCAACTCATCCACGAGCAGCTCCTGAAGACGCAGGTTGAGCCGCTGGCTACGGCCAAGGCGCAGGCGGTGCTGACCAAGGCCCAGCAGGTCGTGGCCGACAAGATAGCCGCAGCGAACGCGGCGCACGAGACCGTGGAAGGCCAGCGGAGGGCAAAGAAGCTGGCCATCGAGGCTGGCGGTGCCGTGGTGGGATTCATCGCCGCCTACGTCGAGTCCCGGCTGGGCGTGCCGGACCTGATCGCTCTGCTCACCTCTGCGCTGCCGTTCATCATCCAGCCCATAGTCGAGTTCATCAAGAAGGTCTGACCATGAGCCCGGAGGAACGCCAGGAAGTAATCGACATCCTCACCGAGGCCCTGGTTCAGGCAGGAATTGACGAGGAAGAAGCCGAGGATTTTGCCACGGCGAGCGTGAACGAGCACGAGCAATCCTGAGTTTTACCGTGCCGGGTCATGCGTTCTCGGCCAGGTGAGCCTACGATGGCCTTCAAGTAGACGTTGAATCTTGGAGGCGTCATGGCCTCACGTCAAGCTGCTGTCGCTGCGCTGGCTGTGCGCGGAGCCGGGAATCCAGAGCACCTGGCCGCGTTCATTGCTGCCCGCACGAGGGGCAGCAGGAGCGTCGAGATGGCAAGTTCGCGTTACCCGGTGACCTCCCCCGCTGACATCCTGGTGAGCCGCAGCGCGACCGGCGGCGCGTCGATCCGGCACCGTCGTGGCGGCGCGCTGATCGGTGAGATCAGGAACGAGGACGGCTGGCGGTCGGTCTACGGCGGCAAGCTCTCGGCCCGGCCGCACCCGCACCAGCGCGGCGCGCTGGGCGAGCTGCTGGGGCTGTGGAACAGCGGCACCACCACGCCCGGTCACCCCGGTACCGGACTCCAGCCGCCGCCCGAGCAGACGCCGCTGATGGCGCAGTACGGGGTGCCCGCTATCAGTGCGCTGGCCACGCCAGTCCGGTCATCCGGTGACGGGCCGCGCGTCACCATGGCCAACGGCGGGGACAGCGAGCCGGATGAGGACGACAGCAAGGACGGCGAGCTGACCCCCAAGGGCCTGAGCATCCGCAAGAAGCTCAAGGGCAAGGGCTGGCCCCACGACAAGGCGCACATGTTCGCCAAGCGGGCACAGAACTTCGGGGGCAAGTAGCCAGATGGGTGCCTTCGCAGCCCTGCTGACCCCGTTCGACCGGGGCAACGCGATCGAGATGTCCAGCAAGCTCTGGCGCAAGCGGGTGCTGCCGGTAGGCGACATCAGTTACCAGGGCCGCACCCTGCACTTCACCCCGCACTACCTCCAGGGACTGGCGAACGCCTTCAACGACAAGGCGTACGACCAGGTGAGCTTCCAGCTCGCAGACGCAGGCAACACCCACACCAATGACCCGGAGCGGCACCGGGGCACGGTCGTGGGGTTCGAGGCCGAGCCGGACGGGCTGTGGATGGTGCTCGACCCGACCGAGCGCGGTGAGGCAGTCCTGCGCGAGAATCCGTACCTGGGCGTGTCGGCCCGGATCGTGGAGCAGTACCAGCGGGCGGACGGCAAGTTCTACCCCGCCGCGATCCAGCATGTGCTCGGCACCCTGGACCCGCGCATTCCGGGCCTGGGGGCCTGGCAGACCGTCGAGGCGGCCAATACGCCGTCCCTTGTCATCGACCTCACCGGTTCCAGCTATGCCGGACAGGAAGTGGAGACCATGCCCGAACTGAACGCCCAGCAGCAGGCCAACCTGAACCGCCTGCTCAACCTGGACCCCGCTGCCCTGGACCGGCTGCTCGGAGCGCAGGCCCCGTCAGCCCCGCCAGCCCCGAACGGCAACGGCACCGCTCCCGCCGATGACGACGAGCTGTCCGACGAAGAGCTGGCCGACCTCATCGACGCGCTCGGTGACGACGAGCTGGCCGAGATCGAGGCCGGGATGGACGCCGAGACGCTGGCCGGGGCTGGCGTTACCGGCCTGTCCGTCGAGGCGCAGATGGCCATCGACCTCGCCAACAGCCGCGCCGACGAGACCGAGCGCCAGCTAGCCGTCTTCCAGACCCGGTACGAGGTGTCGGCATTCGACGCTGAGAAGCGGAAGCTGGCGGATCTCGGCGTACCGCCCTACATCACCGACCTGGCCCGGCCGCTGCTCCAGGGCTCCGGGCACACGGTGGACCTGGCCAACGGGCAGCGGGCCGACGCGGGCCAGGTCATGCGCAAGGTGCTGACCGAGTACGCCAGGATGGCCCAGATGCTCAACCTGGACGTCGAGCTGGGCTCCCCGATGGACGAGCCGCCCGGCGCGGGGCCGTCCGCCGAGCAGACGGAGCGCACCGACACCATCAACCGCGCCAAGAGCCAGATGGGGCTGTAGCCCTATGGCCCGCTACTTTGTCACCACGCCGGTCAATATCCCCTTCGTCAGCTACGCCAGCCCGGCTCGGGTGCTGAAGAAGGGCGACACCATCGAGCTGTCCGCAGCCGAGGTAACCGCGATCGGCGCTGGCAACCTGCGGGCAGTGGCCGCCGCCACGGTCCATGACCAGCTCGGTCTCTCAGTCGCCGTATCGAACAGCAGCGCTTAGGAGGAACGACGATGGCAGGTGCGATCCCGCACTACAAGGCCGGGCCAGCCAACTTTCAGGTCTTCGGCCTGATCTACGGCGGTCAGTGGGTCATGGCCCACTCGATCACGCCTGGCACCACGGACCTGACGGTGACGCTTGCGACACCCTCGGTCAACTACGCACTCGGCGTAGCGGGGAGTGACGCCGCGCCGATCGGGGTGCAGACCGGGGCCGCGAACGCCTACGGCCAGCCGCTGATCGACATCAGCGTGCTCACCGACTACGTGAGCGTCTACTACGGCGGGGTGGACATCTTCACCTGGTACTCGGGTGCTGCCTACGTCGGCCAGCCGCTGATGATCAGCGCGGTCGGCGGCAACGCGGGCACCGTGATCCAGTACACGGCAGGCACGGCGGACCAGATCGTTGCCCGCTGCACGCACCCCGGCGGCGTATCGGCCGGGATGCTCACCCAGCAGATCGGCGGTCAGGGTGCGGCGTCCTACTTCTTCGGCCGCTGCCGGATCGAGATTTGAGGGAGTGAGTCATGCCGACTGCTGTCAGAAGTTACTCCGATTCCCCACGGGTAACCGTCTCCGAGCTGCTGAAGGACCCGCTGGTCATCCCGTCGCTCATCCTGGACATGACCAGGAATGAGTTCGTGATGGACTCGGTGCTGCGCAGCGGCGGCGCGGCCCCATCGGGCGCGGTCAGGTACGCGGAGAGCACCCCGCTCTACGCCGATGACTACCCCGAGATCCGGCCTGAGTTCGGTGAGGTCCCGGTCGTGCCGACCAGCGTCGGCATCCCGCGCGTGGTCTTCAGCCACGAGCGGGCCATGGCCATCATGGTCTCGGACGAGATGCGCCGCCGCCAGGCGATAGACCCGGTGGCGCGGCAGCTTCTCCAGGTCAAGAACACGATGGTCTATAGCTGGAACACCGCCTTCTACTCGGCGGTAGTCTCCAACGCCTCGATCCAGACGCTGGCGGTAGCCAACGCCTGGTCGAGCGCCGCCGCCACCATCCGGGCGGACATCATGCAGGCGGTCTTCCTCATCGAGAACGCCAACATCGTGTCCCCGTCCGGCGTGACGCAGTGGCTCGGGTTCGAGGCCGACACGCTGATCATCAACCACGGCACGAAGAACACGCTGCTCCAGTCCAGCACGTTCGCCGCGCCCTACATCGGTGACATCGCCAGCGAGAACCTGCTGTACACGGGCACGCTCCCGCAGCAGATCCTCAACCTGGACGTGATGGTCTCCCGCCAGGTCCCGGCGGGCAACGCGATCATCATGCAGCGCAACCGCGCAGGCTTCTTCGCGGACGAGCTGCCGTTCATGGCTGGCCCGCTGTACCGCGACGAGCCGCGCAAGACCTGGCGCTCCGACACCCAGCGCGCAGCCGCCATCGGCCTGGACCAGCCGCTGGCGATCGTGCTCCTGAGCGGAGTCTGATGCCAGCACAGCGACCAGCCGCAGGCCGTCTCCCCGAGCCGCCGCAGACGTTCGCGGCGGCATCGGAGCAGACGCCGCTGTCCCAGGCCGAGCTGGAGCAGATGAACCAGCTCCTGGCGCGGGCCAGCCAGGCGCAGACGCCATCGAACCGTCCGGGTGACCCGTACATCGCGGTGATCAACCTGAACGTGCCGAGACGCGGCACCGACCCGCTGCGGGGCTCGGACCTGGTGATGGCGGGCGATACGGTCAACCTCACGCCCGAGGAAGCGGCTGGCTACCTGCGGTGCGGGCCTGGCGACGGACGCCGGATACCGGTGATCCGCCCGGCCAGCGGGCCGAAGTCCACCAGCGAGGCACAGCAGCGGGTGCCGCCACGCGCGGTGTCCGGCCAGGTGCGCGCTCCGTCCATCCCGCCGCCGGGCACGGACCTGCCGATGCCCGATCCGGTCGGCGCATCGGCGGTGCTCCAGCAGGAGACCATCCCGGAGGCCAGCGAGCCGCAGCCGGGCAGCGAGAACTGGGACGGGCAGCCCGGCGCTGGCGGGACGTACGTCAGCGCGGAGGACATCCTGCCGCCGCGCACCGCAGCCCGGCAGCGCCAGGCCCAGCAGGTCGGAGGGTAACCCATGCCGCCAGCGCCACTGGTCCCCGCCAACGTCTACGCCCCGTGCCCGCGCTGCAACACGCTGCGGACGCTGATCGGCACGGGCGTGGCCTACCTGTGCGGCGGGTGCGAGTGGCCGTTCGCGGCGACGGCGGTTGCCCCGACCGGGACCGGCACGGCTGCGGTCACCACGGCATCGGTGGCGATCACCGTGGCCAGCGGCGGCGCGAGCTTCACCGGGGGCATGTGGCTGCTGTACGACACGGCGGCTAACGCCGAGATCCTGCGGGTCACCGCCACCGGCACCGCCACGAACATCCCGGTGGCGAAGTTCGCCAGGGCGCACAGCGGCGGCGCGACGTTCGGCAAGCTCCAGCTCACCCCGACCTACGTCGGCATCGAGCGGGTGCCCAACGCACCGGCCTGGGGGTTCTGATGGCGCTGAACCGCTATGTTCTCACCGCGACCGTAACCGTCGCGCCCGGCACCGCCGCGACCGTTGTCGCCGGGGAGCCGGGCACCGGGGGCGCGTCCGGGTTCGGCGGCGCTCCCACCACCGGGGGACCGCTGATGCCGTCCACCTTGATCAAGGGCACGCCGATCATCCTGGACCCCGCCAGCGCGATGTACACCGCGATCGGGGCTGGCAACCTCCGGGCCTACGTGCCAGGCCAGGACGATGTGGGCCACGCGGCCCTGGGCAACTAGGAGGACATCATGGCTGTCGTAACACCGGCTATACCGGCCTCTACCGTCCCGGTAGTGAACAACACCGGCCAGTGGGTCAACTGCGCGATCGTCGGCGGCACCATGACCAACGTGAGCATCAACGGGGTGACGGCTGGCGCTGGCGCTGGCAACTACGCGCTGCCGCCCGGAGCCTCGCTCACCATGACCTACTCCGTCGTGCCCACCTCGATGACCTGGACCACGGCCCAGCCCACCAGCTACAACCCCGGCTACTCGGGCTACAACACGCTGGCCGAAGGGCCTGGGTACAACCCGCTGACGCTGATGCTGTACCCGTCGCACGCCGAGGCAGGGTTCGCCGGGTGGGCAGCGGGGGTGAGCAACTGATGGCCGCCAGCCCGCGTGTCGTTGCCGTTGACACCCCGGTGACCTGGGACGGGTACACGACCCTGGTCCTGCGGGGCACCATCGTGGACATCCCGCCCGGCTCGGCGCTGGAGACCGCCTACGGCACCGGCAACCTGGTCTCGATCGGCCCGACCAGTGCCCAGGTGCTGTCTGGCGATACCGAACCGCTGGCGGCGAGCTGATGGCCGCGCCAGGCCAGCCTGGCTACCCTGGCTACGTTACCCGGTCGCCGTGGTTCGTCTTCCGGCTGCTGTGCCTGGTCGCTGCTGTCTGCCTGTTCATCGCCGCGCTTGAGTTCTCGGCCATCCTGCACGGCGGGACCGGTCTCGGCTGGGCCTGGGCGGCTGGCGGCGTCTCGGCGTTCTTCCTGGGCTGGGCGGCACCATGACCACTCCCCTGCCCACCGGCCCGGTGTACGCCTCGATAGATGACCTGCGCCTGTGGCTGGACGGTACCGACTCCGGGACCGGCACGCCGTCCCAGCTCAGCGATGACCAGCTCTCGCTGTGCCTGTACTCGGCGTCGAACCGGGTCAGCGTCTACGCGGGCGGCATCTACGACGGCAGCTCGGACGTGGCCGACCCGCCGCCCATCTTCCATGACCTCACGCTCGACCTGGCCGCGTTCTTTGCCTGGAGGACGTATCTCAAGGGCAAGACCATGGCCAGCGATCACCCGGTCTTCGTGGCATACCAGAATGCCACCCAGATGCTCAACGACGTCCGCGAGAACAAGATCGACCTGGACGTCGCCGTGGCCGGAAGCGGTGCACCCGGCCTGTCTGACAGGGCGCACTCCATCAACCGCATCCCGCCCATCTTTACCCACGCGGACAGCAACACCCGCATCGGCATGGATGGCGTCCTGGAGGCTGACACCTCGGCCGGGCTGTACTCCCGAGGCCAGTCCTGGTGGGGCGCGGGAGAGGCATACCAGGGGTGAGATGGAGACCTTCAGTGCACGGATAGCCGAGCTGCGCCGGATGACCGGCGCACCCGAGCGCCTGCGCGGAACGGTCACGGTGGACCAGGTTTACGCCCACTACCAGCACGAGCACCTGGAGTTCCGGCACCCGCGCGGCGGCCGGGCGCTCTACCTCCAGGCCCCGTTCTACGACCACTACCGCGAGTACCTGGAGCAGTACGCCCGTGACGTGCTGGATGACGGCGGGCACCGGGCGCTGGCGCGCTCGATGGAGCACCTGAGCGACAAGGTAGAGACCGAGGCTCCGGTGGAGTTCGCGGACCTGCGGCGCTCCGGGCACCCCGAGGTGCACCAGGGCCTGCATACCGTCTACGACCGCCAGCCCAAGCAGCACCGGCTGAGCGAGGAAGAGCTGCGGATCAAGGCCCGGCTGCGGCACCTGCCGCCTGAGCTGATCGGCTGGATCTGGTGGCACGTCATGCACCACCAGAAGCCGCCGCCGCATCTGCGGGGGCGCTGATGACCACGCCGACCGTAGCCGTGACCCAGGTCGTGATCGACCTGCTGACCGGGCTGGGCTGGGACGGGACGCAGGAGCTGGGCTACCCGCTGTACCCCGGCATCGAGATCCTGACCGAGCCCGACCGCGCGGTGTTCATCACCGCGACCGGCGGGCCGGGCTACACCACGGAGGAAATGGCTACCGATGCCTGGTCCTTCCAGGCCCGCGTGCGCGGTCCCACTGATGAGACGTACGAGCCCGA